GCTTTTACCGTCGCGACGACTCCGTCCTGGACCTCGAAGCGACGAAGCTCTGGGGATCAAATGATCTGGCAAGCTCCAGGGAACGGAGGACTCGACGCGATCCTGGTCGGCGCGAAGCTGTTCTCGAACGTCGGCGGCGACTATTACAACTGGAGACTCGGCGGATTCACCGCGTTCGATCCCTCGCTCGTCTTCGAGCAGCAGGCCGGATACGTCGGCGGTCCTGGACAGAGCTCGCCGTCGCCTGTTTTGAATCTCTGGAACTCGACGATCCCTTACTGGTTTGTGGGGAACGGCCGGCGTGTGATCGTCGTCGCGAAGATCTCGACCGTGTACGTCGTCGGCTATCTCGGATTCATTGCGCCGTACGCGTCTCCTGGGAGCTTCCCTTATCCGCTCGCGGTCGCCGGCTCGATGGCCTGGGACGGTGGGATCGGATTCGAGCCCGGGGTCGGAACCGTGTCCTGGAGATGGTCCTACGTCGGCGATCAGCTCCGGAACCTGGGGATCGGACTACCGGCAAAATCGACCGACGCGGGATGTCAACTCCGCGTGCGGCTCGCTACGGGCGTTTGGCGCGGATTCGATTCCGGATGGGGCGAGCCGAACTTCGGCCGGCTCTGGCCTTACACCGACGCGAACAACGGGGGAATGACGAACTGGAGGCCGAGTCTCGACGGTGGGTATCCGATTCTCCCGGTCATCTTGCACGACACCGTGAACACGTACGGCGAGCTCGAGGGAATCGGCGCCGTGACGGGATTCGGGCAAGCGGTCGAGAACACGATCACGAGCGGGCTCGCTCTATGGCTCGTCGTGCAAAACGTGAACCGGACGACTCAGATCGATTACTTCGCCGTTCGACTTCAGTAAAGGGGGAAGCATGAGCTATGCAACGGGAGTTCCGACGTCTCCGGTCAATCTACTGCAAACCTTCGCGACGTGGCTCGTCTCGATCGGCTGGACGAGCGACAAGAGCGCGGCCGCGGGGCTCGGATGGGAGTCGCATCTTCACAAAAACGGCGTCTATGTTCATTTTCGCGCGGCCGTCGGGGAGCGGACCTGGAGCTCGACTAATGAAAACGACGCGCTCGGAACGGCTCTCTCTCTTTTTCTCTCGACGAGTTTCAGCGGGTCCGGCGCCTGGGACGCTCAACCGGGGAACCCCCCGGTCGGGAGTGCGACCTCGAACGTCGTCGGATGCGGGATGAACCTCTCCGCGGGCCCGTTCTCGAACTACTATTTTTTCGCCGACACCGCGGGCGATAACGTCGCGCTCGTCCTCGAGAAAACCCCCGGTCTGTTCGAATATCTCTTCTGGGGGATCTCGCTCGCGAAGGTCGGGAGCTGGACGGGCGGGATGTACTTCGGAGCGAGCTCGAGCGGCTACTATGCGAGCTCCCGATCAAACCCCTTGAACACTCCAGGGTCGACGGAGACTTCGCCGTGTCCTGGATCTCTCAATGATGCGAACGCATCTCCCGCGGCGTTCGTGTTATGCAACTCCGACTCGTTCACCGGAAAATGGATCGCGATCAGCGACAACGCCGGGGCGAACTTGGGATTCACGGGACGAACCGGAACGAGCTCCGTCGTCGCGTCGGACGGGATTCGAGGCGGAACGACTCCGAGCTCGTCGATCCCGAGATACGCGATCGGTCCCGACACCCTCGGCGCCGATCCTCATCAGTTCCAGTACCAACAGACGAGCCAACTCGACGGCCGCGTGAACTTGCTCCCGGTGTTATGGTGGGTCGGTCGCGACGGCTCGAGCGGATCGACGGGACCGTTCTCGCTGATCGGCTCACTCCCGATGATCTTTTTCTCGAACGGCGTCGGAAACGGATTCGTTCCCGCGGGCGAGTACGCGCTCGGCGCGAGTACTTACAAGATGTTCCCGAACTTCGCGGTCCTCAAGGTCTGAGGCTTTATGAGTGATACCTGGGAGTGTGTTTCGTTCATGCGGTCCGGAGCTCCGGAGTCCCGCGACCTAGTTGAGCCCGACTTGCGAGCTCGTCGGCGCCGAACCCGCAAGCGATAGGAAAAAATGGCGAACTTCACGGGGACCGACTTCACGAATCAACCGCTCGAGCTCTCGCCGAGCGGCCGCTCGGCGGACGTCACGGGCGCGACCCAGGAGCTCACGAGCTGGCCGCTCTCGCTTGCCTCGAGCGCGATCGATGCGTCGTCGGGAACTTCGGAACCCGTCGTCGCGGCCGTTCACTACGCGTTCGCGGGAGTCGTTCAAGAGCTATTCGGCGGGCTGCTTTTCGGGCGAGTGATCGTCATCCCGCGCGTGAGTGCTCTCGGATACGTGATCACCGCGACTCAGTTCGCCGTCGAGGTCTGGAACACGTTTCGCAACTCTCCGAAGACACTCACCGCGATCGCGATCACTGGATCCGGCGGTTTATCGATCGCGGATCCTTACGGGGAACCGCTCGCCTTTGGCGCTCTCGACTCGCGCATCTATCAAGCGACCGTCCCGAGTGCGGGACCCGTGTCAGTCAATCAGGACATCGTCTTTACGTTCCCAGGGATCACGGGAACCGATTGCCTAGTGACCGGCTCGAGAATCACGGTTTTCTCCGTCGCTCCCGATTGGGCGTCGAGCGTGAAAGAGTCGATCTCGTTTCTGACCGACGTTTTCAAAGCGTACAGCGACAACGAACAGCGACGCGCGCTCCGACAGATGCCGAGGCGCGGGCTCAAGTTTCGCGCGACCGCGCTCAATGCGCGCAACGCGGCCGGCATGGAGTCGCTCGTTTGGGGATGGCAATCGCAACCGTACGCGGTCCCCTGGTGGCAGGATGCGACAGGGCTCACCGACGACACGCCGGCGGGCTCGTTCTCGATCCCGTGTGATACGACCGATCGACAGTTTGCGGCCGGCGGGATCGTGATCGTGTGGGTCGACGAGTTCACGTTCGAAGCGCTCACGATCGACGCCGTCGCCTCGGATCATGTCACGACGAGCTCGCCGACTCAGTTCTCATGGTTCGCCGGTCTGTCGACGCTTGTGATGCCGTGTTTTCTCGCGCGGCTCTCGCCGTCGCTAAAAATCGATCGCCTCTGGAGCGGAGCGGACTCGATCGAGCTCGAGTTCACGGGCGAAGCGCAGCAACCGGCGCCGACGCCGACGAACACTCTCCCGATGTTCAAGGGGTTCCCCGTCCTCGAGCAGATGCCGAACTGGGTCTCGGATCTCAACCGAACGTATAACCGCTCGATCGCGATCCTCGATCCGAAGATCGGACCGATCTCGGCCGTCCCGAAAGGACAGACGTCCGTCGTCGAGCAAGAGTTTCCCTGGTATCTCGCGAATCACGCGGCCGTGACGAAGCTCCGCGCGTTTCTCCTCGGACAGTTCGGACAGCTCCGCGACTTCTGGATCCCGACGTGGGATCAAGATCTCGTCCTCGTGAACGACGTCGGCGCGATCGACACCGGGATCACGATCGCGTCCGAGTTCTACTCGCGATTTTTGTTCCCCTCGAAGGCGCGACAGTATCTCGCATTCATCCCGATCGATGGAAGCGGGAACGTCTACGCGCAAGTCACGGCCGCGGCCGATAACGGCGACGGGACCGAGCTGCTCACGCTCGCGGCCGCGACGGGAAAAGCCTTCGCGAAGGCTACGACCCAGATCTCGTTTCTCACCCTCGCGCGGCTCGCGAGCGACGACAGCGAGATCGAATGGTTCTCGAGCGACCTCGCGCAAACCTCGCTCACGTTCCAGGAAGTCCCGACGGAGGTCCCATAAAATGAGTTTCGATTCTCTCGAGAAGTCCCAGGCGTCCGGTATTCCCTGGGAGATCTATCGCTTCGAAACGACGGGCGCGGTTTTTCTGCTCACATCGGCCGACGTCGCGATCGAGTACCTCGGCGACACGTACATCTCGACGACGCTCCGGCGCGAAGAGATGGAAGAGACCGCGGAGGTCGACTCGGGGATGATCAAGGTCTATATCCCGAGCGCGCATCCTCTCGCTCAACTCTTCCTCCCGGGACTTCCGCCGGCTCCAGTCCAGCTCACCGCGTTCGCCGGACACTTCGGCGACACCGAGGTCGTCACGTTCTATGTCGGCTCGGTCGCCTCGAGCTTGTTCACCGACGAGTGTGAGCTCACTTGCCGATCGGACAAGTACATCCTCAATCGCAAAATCCCAAAAGAGCTCTATCAGGGACTTTGTAATCACGTCTTCGGGGATCCAGGATGCGGGATCAATCTCGCGCTCCACACGTACGCCGGCGCCGTGAGCGCGATCGATTCGACTGGAACGCTGATCACCGTTCCCGCGTTCGGCTCGATCCCCGACTCGCTCAAGTCGGGCTATTTCATTCTGGGGAACACGGTCCGCGCGATACTCGCTCACACGGGGGATACGATCCGGCTTATGTCGGGGATCGCGAACCTCACCGTCGGCGCGGCGTGCTCGGCCGTCGCCGGCTGCGCTCACACGTATCCCGCATGCTCCGGCTATAACAACACCCCGAATTTTTTGGGGTTCGACCTGGTCCCGCTAATCAATCCCTTCGATGGGTCGACGAGTCTCTCCTAATGTTCATTCTGATAATGCTCATCGTCATGATCGCGACGACCGTGATCACAATGCTTTTGCGGCCGCGGCAGAACGGACCGCTCGCCTCGTCGCTCGGCGACTTTCAACTTCCGACCGCGACCCAGGGGCGCGCGATCCCGGTCGCGTTCGGGACCGTGAAGATCGGCGGAGGAAATACCGTATGGTGGGGGAACCTCAAAACGATCCCGATCAAACAGAGCTCGGGACTGTTCTCGAAGACGACCGTCGGGTTCAAATATCTTCTCAGCGTCCAGTACGCGCTCTCGCAAGGGGAGATCGACGCGTTTATCTCGCTCGAGTGCGACGGAAGACAAGTCCCGTTTTCCTTCGACGACGGCGCGCGGGATCCGCGACATCTCTTCGTCGATCAAAACTTTTTTTTCGGGGGAACGCCAAACGGACAAGGCGGGCTCCGCGGGAATCTGTACTTCTATCACGGGACGCAAACTCAGAACGGCGATCCGCGCCTCTCGAAATATCAAACCGCGACCGCGTTCCAGGAAGGCGGAGTCCCTCCAGCTTTCACCGGAGTCGGGAACGGCGGGCTCGCGTTCGTTTCCCCAGGGTCCGGAGCTTTGAATGAGACGATCACGATCACCGCGACCAACATCATTTACACGCACGACAGCACGCGACCGTATTTCATGGCGCGCGAGTTCACCGTCGTCGGCTCGATCTCCGGTCTGATCTCCGACTCGCTCGGCAATACTTGCGCGTTTGCGGGATTCGCGTTCGGTTCGTCGAAAATCAATTTCACGATCCAGACGGGCTCGATCGACTTTTCTCCTGGGGACTTCTGGACGATCGGGACGCTCACCGCGCGCAACTCGCCGAACTATCGCGGAATCTCGTACGCCGTCCTGGACACGTTTTATGTCGGGATCTCGGCGTCGCCGCGGCCGTTTCTCTTCGTCGTCCGACGATGTCCGGATCCGCTCGCAATGGGAGCGGGGATCGCGAACATCAACGGGGACGCGAACGGCGCGTTCGCGATCTATGACCTTCTAACAAACGCGCGATACGGGCTCGGAGTACTCCCGGGACGGATCGATCCCGTGTCGTTCTCGAGCGCGGCGACGACTCTCGCGACCGAGGGGCTCGGCGTCTCGATGCTGTTCGACTCGCAGCAAACGGCCGATCAGCTCATCGGGGAGATCCTTCGTCACATCGACGGCGTCGTCTATGTCGATATGGCGACCGGACTCTGGACGCTCAAGCTCGCGCGCGCCGATTACGATCCGACGACGCTCGACGAGATCGACGTCGACGACATCGAGAAAATTCAATTTTCTCGGCCGTCCTGGCTCGAGACTTCGAATCAGGTCTCGCTCTCGTACATCGACCGCTCGCAGGATTTTAACGTTCGGGTCATCAAGGCCGAAGATAACGGGAACATCACGATCACCGCGGAAGTCCGGACCGAGAACCTCACGTTCAACGGGCTCTCGAACGGATCATCGGCCGCGCTCGTCGCCGCGCGATGTCTCATGGGGTTCACTTATCCGATCGCGAAGGTCACGCTCACGGTCAACCGCGCGGCGTGGAGCTGGCGGATCGGCGGAGTGTTCAAACTCACTTGGGTCCCGCTCGGGATCGTGAGCGAAGTCTTCCGGATCATCCGGATCGGCTACGGCGAAGTCTCGGCCGGAAAGATCACGATCGACGCCGTCGAGGACATCTTCGGACTCAATTACACCGTGTACGATCCCCCTCCCGCGTCGGGATGGGTCAATCCGACCGGAGCTCCGACGATGCCCCCATTTGAGCGGCTCGAGGAAGTTCCGCTTCAGCTCGCACCGACCGCGGCGATCTACGCGATGACGCTCGTCGCGCGCGGCGAGGGGACGGATCAAAAATATCTCGTGTATCAACCCGTGAGCGGGACCGACACCGAGACGAACGAGAACACGGGGTTCACTCCGATCGGTCTCCTCCAGGGACCCTATCTCGCCTCGACGCCGGCTCTCGACTCGACGGGGTTCGTCCTCCAGGCGACCGGGATCGATCTCGACGTCCTCGTGAGTACCGGCGCCGGCGGGCTCGTTCTCGGAACAAACCTCGCACTCATCGATGAAGAGTTTGTCTCCTGGGAGACGACGACGCTCAACTCCGACGGAACGATCTCGATCGCTGGAGTTCTCCGCGGCGTCCTGGACACGGTTCCGGCCGATCACGCGTCGGGAGCGATTGTCCTGTTCGTGACGGACGGAATCGGGCTCACTCAACCGGCGCCGTATGGATCCGATCAGACGGTCCAGGCGAAGCTCCTTCCGGAAAACAATGCTGGAACGTTCCCGCTCACTTCGGCGAGCTACGTCTCGGTTACGACGCGGTCCCGTTTCATGCGACCGTATCCCCCGGCAAACATTCGCGAGCAAGGCGCGGCGTACGCGTTCCGCTACACGACGACGCTCGGCGACGTGATCATCTCCTGGAGTTCGCGGAACCGACTCACGCAAGCGGCCGCGGCTGTAATGGTGCATCAGGATCAGAGCGACATCACGGGCGAAGTGGGACAGGTTTTCAAAGTCGTCGTCGTGATCGCGAGCGTGACGATCCGGACCGTGAACCCCGCGACCTCACCGTTCACATACGCCGGCGCCGATCGCATGTCGGACGGCGGACTCGGACCCGTGACGCTCGAGATCTACTCGAACGCGAACGCGCTCGACTGTTTTCAGTTTCAGAGCTTGACGTTCGAGATGACGGGATTCGGTCTCGACTTTGGAAAATTTTTCGGAGGGATACAGGCATGAGCGTAACAAACGGACCTCGGCGCGGACTGATGATCAACGCTCTCACGGGCGACGGTTTCGACTCGAACTTTCGGACTTTCCTCCGCGCGATCGATGCGCTCTTAATGTGCAGCGTCCTCGACAAAACTCTCTCAGCTCCCCCAGGCTCGCCGGCAAACGGCGACGCTCACATCGTCAAACCGACCGGAACGGGCGC